CTTCTGAACCAGGACCATCACCAATATCAATACCAGCAGTTAGCGGTTCATCTGGTCGCTGTGTTGGGTCGTTAAGAGAAAGCATAGGTGGTCCGCTTGGCATCTTTGGTGCTGGCGGTGTTGGTGCTGCGCCAGCCATAGGAGCGGCAGTTTGCTGGTCATATGTTGCACGACCTTCACCATAAGGCAATCCAGAAATATATGTAGCGCCTTGCGCTGGTCCACCATCTGTGCGCTGTGATAGCGCACCAGGACCTGATGTGGGTGCAGGCATGCTTGGCTTGCGGTATCCGCCTCTTGTTTCAGCCATTAGTCATCATCCTCATCATCATATGGAATATTATCAATCTTATTTGGTAGGTCTGGAATAATCCAGTTAGGATAAGATTCAACACTTTGAATCATTGACAATGCAATTGCTTCAGAAAATCCTGCTACGCGTAACGCCTTAAAATATTCATTAATTGCAATGCAGTGCTTTTCTAGTGGAGAGTAATCATCACTAAGAACTGTCTGTACTTTCGCTTTACGTACTGGCTTCTTACGTGCTGCCATGATTATCCCTTCTATAATACTTGCTGTTGTCTAATCTGTGCTGAGCCTGATGCTTCACCGCTTGAACTCAAACGGCTAAGAAGCATTTGCAAATCTGGTCGTGCTTGTGCAGGAGCGCCTCCTACTGGAGCGCCAGGAGCAGAGGGGACGGGTTGCTCGACTGGAGCACCAGCAGGAGGATTCTCTGGTGTAAACACTTCCTCAATAACATCCTCAATTTGTCTACCCTCTTTACGTCCCTTGATTGCCATAGCAATTTTTTGAATGATAGGTAGTGGGTCTTGTCCCTGAGAAGCCATCTGTGGAATTGTTTGTGTATATGCTTGCAGAGAACCAATGAGAGCCTTACGAAGTTTTTCAACTTCAATCTTCTCTTGTTCCTGTGTGACGTTAATGCCAAACGGCATTTCTCGTTGAGCCAAGTCAACGGAAATTAAATCGCCACCCAATGCTTGAAGCATAAAAATAAGTCCCTGTGCTGGATTAAGTCCAGCCAGCATGCCGTAGCGTACATCTGCAGAATAGTCGCCCTTAATATTCTTAGATGGTGTGTACTCAAGTGCATATGGTGCACCAGCATCTACGCCACGAATTGTTTTCTTTTCATCAAATACTGTTTCATCAACTTCAAAGCAGATTGAAATAACATTCTTAAGTGCTGAAGCAAAGATAGCCTGAGCAGACTTAACCTGCGTATCGAATCCACCCATGAGTGCTTGCACACCCTGACCAGTAATAATTGAAGCATCAACATTACCGCTACGAGATTCTGGATAGCGTGTTCCTGTACGTAGTTCTTGTTGCAAGACTTGCTGTGAGTTAAATGCTCCAGCAGGAATAGGAAGTTCTACACGGCGAACACCAGCAGGGTTATTTGTACGGATGACACCATCGCCACCAAACTCAAACTCTTGAACATCGCTAGGCAAAACAAGTGGTGCTTGTACTGACTTTTCTGCTGCTTCCATTGCAAGTAATGCAAAACGATTTCGAAGCAATTGAATACCAAGTACATCATCAAACTGTCCACGCATTTCGCCATCGATAGATGGGCGACGTGCAATGTGAACTAGCATTTTCTTTATTGGATTAACCGCTGTTGATACTGCGTAGTTTTTACGGTCTGGAACATAAATTACAGACTGTTCTTTATCGTAGTATCGAATGACAGTTAGATAACTATTCATGTCTTGCTCATAGCCATCTTTACCAAGAATGCCTTCTTCGTGCTCAGGGAACTGAGACACTAATTCGGCAACTGTCATACGGTATTTCTTAGCAAAAGCAATGCAGCGTCCATAGCGGTCATACTCTGGGTAAGCACCTACAGGGTTTTCTATGCGAACACGCGGCAGTTTTGCCTCTTCGTCGAATTCAATAATGAAAGGGACGAAACCAAATGTGAGATACCAGTCTGCACCAGTATACATCTGCACTTGTAAATCTGAATTAATGAAATAGTTTGCAGCAATACGGGTACGAGTGTCAGCAAACTTACGTGACTTATCCTCAACCTGGTTAATTGCAGAGCAGTTAATCGCTGGAAGCGGAGCCATAACTTCAGATAGGTCTCGTGCAACAACATCAATAAAGTTTGCTACTACGTTTGCATCTACTCCTTCTGGAAAGAAGTCAGGGTAGACGCTAGAGATTTGACCACGACGTACTGCTAGGACATCTTCATGTCTAGAATCGCGCTCGCGAGCGCGGTGTTTAAGCGACTCAACACGCGCCGCAATCTGCTTAACTGATAACATTATTGTCCTAACGATTGATTAAAAATTACTTATCCGCCAATTGCTTTTCTTGCGTTGCTCTTAGCCTTTTTCTTAGCCTGAGTTTTAAGAATTCCCATACCACGTGCAGCGGTCTTCTTTAAATCTTGGTTACGTCGTGATTGAACAATCTTTGCAGCACGTGTTTCTGCAGCAGTAAGTTTACGTGGGTCATTGTAAAGAACTCGGTCTAACTTTTCGCCCAATGATTCTTTGCCACGTGTACGATTAGCAACAATATTTGCAGTCTTTGTGCTAATTCTTGGACCTTTTCCTTTTGGTGCAGCACTAAATGTAAGACTGCTCTTAGGAGGATTAACTTCTTTGTTTCGCGCCTTAATAGCCTTTGCTACTTTCTTACGCATTGCATCTGCCATAATAGTTTCCTAACCGAATTGTTCTTGCCACTGCTCTTGGTAAGCAGCGTCTAGGTTGATTGATTGACGTTTTGATAGTTGCGCCTTAGTAGCCCAACGGTTTTCTTTGTAGCGACTAGTAAATGAAGACGCTTGCATTAGTTCTTTTGCTCTAAGTACGGCAAACCATAAAGCCATAACGCAGTCGGTCTTGCCCTTAGTGTTTGGCTTCCATGTCATCAACTGTTGAAGTAGGGCTTTCATGCCCTCAGAACCTTCAGTAGATGGGAACTCTATTGAGTTGTTGTTTTGGAACTTGCCTTCACGCATTGTTCCAAAGAACGTAGACATAGATGCTACGCCCATATTTGTGTCCCATTTATTCTTACCAGTAAAGTGTGGCTTTAAGTCACAGCCATACTGGGCAAGCCAGTTGCGCAAATCATCATCTAGGGCATAGCCCTTCTGGTGTGCGTTAATCTCAACACGTAACTCATTAGGTCGGTGTGTAATAACCAACTCTTCAATTGTGTTTCTAATTTTTGCAGGTGTAGGCTCTGACATGTTTACACAGTCAAGCACATATATACGGCTATCAGCAGCGTTATAATTAATTACCACGAATGCCGAGTTACCAGTCATTGCTGGGTCAAAGCCGATAATGGTATAGCCACTAACTCGGTCTGGATGTCCAGGCTTATTTGGGTCTAGTGGACCACGCTTACGCATGCCATTGACACAGCCTTGCACCAAAGGTGCTGAGAAGATTGCATCCTCAGTCACATCCTCTTGCTGGTAGACAAGCGCCCAAGTAGAGGCGGTAACTTCACCGCGTCTTTTATTAAGGGCTTCGCCGTTCCACTTAGGATATAGACCATCTGCATCTGGAGTATCTTCGTCCCCGTCCCAAGGAATATCAGACCTACCCCAAAGAGTTACCCAGTTTTTAACTTTATCTTTATACTCAAGAACTGCTGGCATACCCATATAGGTAAATGGGCTTTTGCCGTTAGACCAGTACTTCGGGTCTCTTAACTCTTTATAGAAATCTGTGGGCGCAATTCGCGTTCCCACTATAAGCAGTTTACCGTTCTTGCCCAAACGGGTAATAACTTCCTTCTGTAGCCAGTTAATCTGCTTTTCATACTCATGGGCGTTAGCCGTAGTGATGCAGTCGTCCAAGATAATTAGGTCAGCACGAGCACCGTAAATCTGACCACCCATACCTAGGGCTTGGATAGTCGGGTCCTTCTCAGATGAATCACGCGCATCGCCACCAAGGTAGACGGTATCTACACGCCAGGTGTCTGCGTCACCCTTCCAGCCGCCTTCAGGACCGAACGTATTCTGCATCTTGGCGTAACGAGGGTGGGACAACCGATTCTTAATTGAGTATACAAACTCGCGTGCTTTGTTCAACGTCTTGGAGACCACGATGATGCGGACGTTAGAGTTGATGGCGATACGGTAGGTCGAATAGTTCACCGTGACCACAGTGGACTTGGCATGCTCAGGAGGCACGTTTATCAATAGGCGAGTCTGGTCGCCTGGGTCATAGGTCATAGAAGGGTGGAGCCACGAAGGTTCGCGCCCCTCAATCAAGTCAATCCAGTCTTGGTGGTGGGGGAATACTTTCGACCCCAAAAACATCTCAGAGAACTGGGCAAATGTTATATCTTCCTTGGGGATACCAAGGGCTTTGATAGAGTTGCTCTTGGCATCCTCTTTGGCTTGCTCAAGCCTACGGGCAAAGTCTGCATCTCTGTATATCCAGATGCGGGCGGTATCGGGCTTGCTGCCAACCTTCTCCATCGCCTTTGCCAACGACATTCCCTCAGCCACGTGAAGGAGAACTTGCTCCTTGGCTTGCTTGGTCTTGGCAGTTTTGGGGTTAGTCGCCCCCTTTTCAAACGTCATCTAGCCCCCTAGTTATGGACAGTATTCACCTGCCTTGTAGCAGTTTAGTACAGTCTATAGTAACAGAGTGAAGAAGGCTCTAAAAAGACTT